AGAGAATTCAGTGTTAGTAGGTAGTCGTTATTGAAGTACTCCTTTAGTTGCTTTTCAAATTCATCTACCTTTGGACCTTGCCCTATGTAGCCGCTATTCAGAACTTTTGACACTTCTTCTGCTGCAGTTGGAGACATGTACACTTTAAATAGGTCTATTGGTTTGTTTGGTCTTTTCATAATGTGTTATAGTAATTATTTTGTTTTTCTTGTCTCTCAATTGTTTTTGGATGATATAAGCTGCAGTACTCCTGATCTGGAAGGACTGATATTGTTTTGAATCCATCCAGTACTTCATGTACTTTATTCTTCCACTTTATGTTAGGATCATTTCTATAAATTCTCCATTGGTAGTCTGGAAAGTTTATCCATCCATTAGCGTTTACATTCCATTGCCATTTTTGTACATGCTCATCTGTAAGCCCTACTACTGTATTAATTCTAGGTACACGAAATACCTCTACGTCTTGATTAATTTCTAGAAGTTCAGGTAGCATCTCTATAAGAAATTTATTTGGAATTTCATCTGCATCTATCTGAAAGATAAAATCTCCTGTACAGTGTGATGTTAGTAAGTTCTTCCAATCAGCAAAGTGTCCTTTAAAGTCAGATTCAATTAGCAGTATTTGATTTACGGAAGCACATGCTCTCAGTAGTTCTTGTAGAGTCTGAGGCATTTTAGTACTATCTGCGAGAACTACTATCTCATCTTGTTCTCGTTTGTGAATGAGAAGGAAGTTGATTAGCATTGCTACTTCCCTCTCTTCATTACAAACTGTTATTGCATAACTTATTTTCATACTTAAATATATGAAATTTATTTTGATTCTGCAACTTCTACATCAAAGAAGTTGATAGCATCTAATGCTTCCATAAAGTCTTCTTTCTCAAAATGTTTGATATTTTTCATATCCATTTTAGTTGTTTGACCTTTTGGGAACTTACTTTTTTCTTCTTCTAAGATCTCTACAGAGTTTACTGCAGCCCATCTCCAATTGTCTTTTGAATTTCCATCTAAGAATACCATTCCCTTTCCAGGAAGAGTAACTGTTGATGGGAACCAAACTTTTTTATCTTCACTTACAAACATAAGATCTTTGTAAAGTTCTGGAGATGCTTCTAGAGTTTTGTTTACTAATTCTCCTCCTTCAACCATTAGAGTTGAAGTTGAATATCCGCATCCAAAGCAAAAGCTCGTTGTTACTTCTTCTGTTACTGCTTGTTCAAAACAAGCATTTCCTCCACAGTGTGGACAGATTGACATTTTTTCTTCCATTATTGTATTTTCTTAAGTTTTGGTAATTCTATTTTTTTCAACTGAGGTAATTTTAACTGTACTTGCTTAGGGAATTCAGGAATAGACTGTGTTAGAAGGGTATCTAGCGTCTCTCTCATCTTCTCATAAGAGAACTCAGTTCTACTCTTATACCCCTGTCTTTTAGCTAATTCCTTATATGGTTTATAGTCTTCGAATACATCCTTTAGAGCCTTTCCTACTAGTGCATCGTCTGGTTTGAACCATTGACTGTCTTGAAGAATCATCTTATCTACAGCTGCAGATGGATGTACATTCACTAATGTACCGCCTATTTGTTTTGTAAATTGATTGTCTAAGAAATCAGTATGACCTGACCATCCTGATGCTATGATTGGTTTATTTACTAAACTAAATTCAAGTAACGGTCTTCCAAAGCCTTCTCCTTTTGTTAAAGAGATCATTGCTTTTACTTTAACGTGGTTGTATAATTCATTTACCTCAGCATCTGTCATATCACCATGTAGTAGGTATATATTTGGCAATTTACCTTTAACAGTTTTTCTAATTGCATCGATTCTATTTAGAACTTCCTCTCTATCCATAATAGATGTTCCTGATCCTGCTTGTACTTTTAGAATAAGTCCTGGTGTATCTTTTTTATTCTTAAAAGTTTCTAAGAATGCTTTGATAGTATACCCAATATTTTTTCTATCCTCTCCTAATGCTCCTGGAAGCCAATGTCCAATTACGAGATAATTCCAACTCTCTTCTATGTTTGAGAGATCCAGTTTAACTGGCCATGCTAATGGAGCGTATTTTTCTATATCTATTCCTTCGAATAGAACTTCTACTTTCGTAGTTAATTCAACTACTCCTGTTATTTGTCCAGTATTACTGTCTTGCATATTAAATTTACTTCTTTCGAAAGTATCTTTAGCATGCTGTGCTGATACTATAACTAAATCCATATTATTGCATCCTTGAATCCAAGAAGGATCACACAGTGTTGTTTCTATTCCTGCTGTTACTCCAATATTGTATTTTCCAACCTTTTGGAATTCATTTGGTACTGTAATTTGAATCCAGATGTCTGGTTGTTGTGTTAGTTGAGGTATAATTCTAGAACTTAAAGATGTATTGTTGTGATCTTTTAAGTAACCAAATCTAGTACCTCCCCATCTTTGTGATAGTATTTTTACATCATACTTATCTAAATCGATAATTGATTGTACAAAATCTCTGCTCCTAGCAGAATATCCACTGTAGCAGTCAATAGGACAACTTACTACTAATGTTGGTTTATTATTCATATAATAACTGTTTTAATTTTATATAAGATAGTGAATTTATTTCATTACTCCAAATTCTTTTTAATATATAACCTCTTTCTTTTGCTAGATAGTTTTTAAATCTATCATTAATTCTAGTTTTCCACTGCTGATTGTTTAACTGAGAAGTTAGAAGCCCCTGTCCATGCCAATATGTTCCATCAACTTCTACGAGAGTGTTGCTCTCTGGGATATAGAAGTCATACCACTTCTTCCATCCTCGCTTCCAGGGAACTGCTTTTTGAAATATGTACTCAATATTGTAAAAATCTAATACCTCTGCAAACTCCTTCTCTGGTCTTGTTCCTTTTTTTAAAGGCTCATTGGAATTTATTACTGCTAGATTGTATCTAGAATTACATGGCGTTGAGCAAAACTTCTTAGGACCATTCCAAGATTGTTGAAACTCCTTTCCACATTCTGGACATTTTACTTTCGTATAAACCTTCCTAGTAAGAAGAATTGCATGTCCTTTATTAGCACAATCCCTACTGCAGAAGTTTCTTTCCTTTAATTCCCACTTAGACTTATAAACCTCTTTATTGCAAATCACACACTCTACTATTTTCCCAGTCTTAATTCCCATTTATTCTTTATTATAAATAGGCTCTCCTTATAGAACCAGTGTCTAAGGGACTGTCTAGTATATTAATCTTGTTTTTATTTTCTCATTAATGCAATACCGTCTCTTGGAGACTTATCTACCATGTAATCTCCTTTATCCTCTATTTGTGAAATAAGATAATCATAGATTCTAGTTTTCTGTCCTTGAGCTTTCTCTTTATCTTGAATTTTTCTATAATCATCAACTCCTTTTATTTTTAACCCTACAGGCTTATACTTATCTAGAAATTGAGAAGTAGCACTAGCAATTGTAGACAGCAGTTTTGTATACTCTCCCAGTGTGTAATTAACATCCCGATCTTTAAAACTAGTACCATTAATCATAAAATCCAGCTCATAGACCCCGTTACCCTCGTTGTAGTATATTACTTTAATTTCATTGTCTTGAGGATCTTGAAAGGGAGTTATGACAATATCCTTGTAGTTATTTAAACTAAAATTAAAGGTACTCGTAAAAGGCTTACTGTCAAATAATTCACCTAAAATCTCAGATAACAGTATTCTATCTCTATAGCTTTTAAAACTCTGTCCCATATTAGTATATTAATTTATGTGTGATATATTTTTTTGGTCTCTCAGTTACTTTTATTACATCAAATCTAGATCTTGGGGTAAACTTTTCAAATGTCTCATCCATTGCATCAATTACATTCTCACACATTTGACGTGCTGACATTCCTGATTCATCTGAAGTTACCCATTCTCTGGCTAAAGCTCCTCTTCTAGTTCTTTCTTCTTTACTCATGTTATATACTAGTTCCAAAGCTTTTGCTACGTCTTCAGGTGCACATCTGTCATCATAGATGTAGGGAGTTGGAACTGATCCTACCATTGAAATATTTGAAGGGAATACCGGTACTGCCCACTCTCCACACTCTTTATAAGTACCTCTGTGGTTAGAAGGAAAGTCTGAACTAAAATCAATCCATTTACCATTTTCATCTGTAAATCTCATTTGATCTTGCATACCTCCTGTTACATTTGCGATAATCATTTTACCTGCCATCATAGCTTCTGTTAAGGAAAGTCCCCATCCTTCATTAGAAGATATTAACAACCCTACATCTGAAATATTATATAATAAATTCATTTGAGGAGTGTCTAGTCTTTCCTGTGAGAAAAATACGTTTACATAATTCTCATCACAAATTGCTTCTCTTACTGCATAAAGATCTGTACCATTTTCATCTACAGCTTGTGTATGCATTACAAGGGCACATTTCTTAGCCTTTTCTTCTCCAATCAAATCACAGAACATTCTATAAGATAGAATTACATCTCCAGGAGATTTTCTTCTGATGTTTCTAGAGTTAAAAAATGCTACGAATTCGATATCTTTTCCTTGAAATAAGTTCTTTTTAAACTCTGTAAGCTGTGTGAGTTGTTCCACTGAAGTCATAGGAAAGAAATAGTCTTCATTTATTCCATGAGGAACATATTTAATAACCTTGTCCTTAGTAGACTCCCCTAGTACAACTTCGTTAATATTTCTAGTTTGTTTTGAAATAGCCATTAAAGAATCGCATGATTCGTAAAAGGATTTATTCCAATTAGGGTAAGGTAAGTCATCCCAGATGTTTAGATAATGTATAGAGATTTTATTCCTAATCTCTCTTTCAATTTCAAACAACCAAGTCCAATACCTTGGATCTGTAAAGATAAAAATTGCATCTGGCTGCTCCTGTGCAATTAATGCTCTAATTTGCATTGCATCTCCATATCCATTATTTGGAAGTACTCTTACATTAGAGTCTGTTAGGCCTGTAATACTGTTTACACTCTCTGACATATCGACTCCTTTTCCTGCCTCCGGATGATTTATTGCAGCTCCTAGATTAAGCCAATTGAAGTGATGGGCTGTGCCTAGTACAATCTCTCTAGCAATAGTAGCCACACCCGAATGCATACGAAGATCATCTGCTAATAGCAGTATCTTTTTACGATCTTCTTTTTTAATATACCGAAACTTTTCTTTCATATAACTGTTATTTTTTATTATTACTTAAAATAATATATGTAATTTATTTGTAAACTACAACTAGTCTTTTAATCTTATATCTGTTTGAGAATGTAATTTTTGTTTAAAGTCTTCGTCAGTAAGGTATAGGTAAATTGATCTATCTACTAATTTCTGTAGTGAGAACTTATACCGCACACTCTGTTCTTTGAATGGCTGAAAGAGTTCAGGGGTTACTTTAACTGAAGTTAATTTTTTCTTAGTTGGATCTTCTGGAATGTACATGTTTTGTTTTGTTTTAAATGTTTATACTGTATATAAATATATACTGTTACACTAAAACACCTGCATGACAATGCTCTGTTCCTTTAAAATCACAAAACATACAATTGGACTTAGAGGGCTTCTTATCATATTCCTTATCAATATACTTTCCATGTGAGTCAAAAGCATCATCAATAAATTTTGTAAGTGCTGTAGTGGCTTGGCCTCTTTTTATCTTTCCTGAAGGTGGTACAAATTCTTGAACTCTTCTTCCCATAGCTGGATATTCTGGGTCAGCAGGAACTTTTCTCTTAACAATAAAGTACTTTACGTCCACCTTGTCTACATCAATACTAAACTGTCTTGCTAAGAATTCTTTATATAGAAGTAATTGTGCTAGCTTTTTATCATCCTTCTTTGCATAATCGTTCCATCCTGAGGTCGATGTCTTAATGTCTAGAATGATGTATTTGTCATCCTGCTCATCATAAAGAACAATATCAATATATCCTTTGAAGAAGACATTGTCAGCTATTTTATGGACTAATGGAATTTCTACTCCAACCAGCTTATAATATTTGGTACCGAAGTAAATAGAGCGTTTCTTACGAACGTACTCTAGAATTTCAATACCATCATTATAAAACTCCGAAAGCTCTTCAGAGGTACTAAAATGATTTCCATGCTTTTCTTTTTCTTGAGCATATACTTTGTGAAGCTTTTCCTGCAAAAGTGCTCCAAGATCCATTTCGTTTGACTTCTTTACTGTTCCTTCATAGAGCTCTGTCAACCATTCTTGCATCACTTCGTGTATTGCTGTTCCGAAAACTGTATGAATGGAAGGCTTATACTCTTGTAGTCCTTTAACATACTTCAATGCCCATTGGTGTGGACAAGTATTGTAGGATAGAGTTTGACTATACGAAATTGATTTACTAGTGTTGTAATCTATAACTGGATTGCAGAAGTCTCTAATTAGAGTTACTTGCTTGAGTACTTTCTTGGCCATCTTTCTTTAGTGTTTTAATTTCTCTTTTTAAGTACCAAAGAGCTTTTTCTAGTTCTTGTATAATATTATCTTTCTTTCCTGCTCTAGAGATATACTTCACAGTATTTCCTAAACAGAATCCTAAGTCCCATGCTTCAATTACTTTTATGGCTTCGTATTTGTTTCCTTTTCCTCCGTAGTGTTGAGGGTGGTCAACCATCTTGTTTACAACCTTTTCTTTTACCAAAGGCTTTACATCACTGTTCTTTGTCATAACATATTTTTAATAACTATAATATATGAAAAAAGGCCTGCATAAGCAAGCCTTGTTTTATTTGAATTAGTAGAAGTACTAATACCTACGGCCATATGTTTTTCTCTGTCCCTGTCCTGCGTACTGAGGTTGTCCGTATTTGTATCCAGTTATTTTTCCTGAGTTGAATCCAAGTGCTTTTAGTTCGCTGCTTGATAGACTTCTTCCTAGGTAATCTTCTACTTCATCTTGAGAAGCATTTCTTCCTAATACACTGTGGATGTCTCTAACGATGTCATAGTCTTCTTCATTCATACTTCTTTCACCACTTCCTAACTTTACTAAGACATAAAAATAAGGCTCTATAATACTCCTTACTTGAAACTCTGTACCATCTACATTAAAACTGTCACCTAAGTTATATTTAATCCCAACTTTATCACAATACTCTTTATCTAATATAGCATTTTTAGTATTATTAATAAAAGGGTATTTGATATTATCTGCAGTTAGTTTTACGGTCTCTTGACCTTCTTCTGCAAGAACTTCTTTAATAGCTTGTCTAACTGCAGACTCGTCTAATTTTTCTTTCTTTTTCTCTTTAGCCTCTTTTGCTAGTTTTTGTAGTTCAGCAAAGATTGCCATTTTATCATCTATAATTTTATCTTGTATAGGTCTTCCTTTCTCTGTTGTCCACTTACCGTCTTTCTTATCCTTATTAAACTTATCTTGCCTGTCCTGAATTGCATGTAGCTTCTTTCTTACTTTTGTCATCTCAGGAGTGTCATTCTGAGTTTCCCATTTGGTAGGATTCTTGAGGTTTGGCATTCCTTCTGCTAGTACACTTTTTATTGCTTTCGCTAATTCTAATTTCTTCATTTGTTTGTATTATTATTTATTATAAATATATAAAATTTTTTATTTAGATACTACTACTAATATAAGTATATTGCTAATGCTATCCCTACAAATGTTCCTACCTTATATAGAAAGGTTTTTGTCCTAGATGCTCTTAGTTCTTTTCGTAAATCGTCAGTCATATGTTCATACTGTCCAATTTGAAGTTCATTCTGATGGATGATATATCCATTATTCTCATCTTTATCAATTAGTAATTTAATGATAGTATCTTTCTGCACTTCTCTTTCCTCTAGCTTAATCACTTTTTGTTGTGTAAACCTTAACTCTTCTTTACATCCATCGTACCTAATTAAGTCTTTTGCTGCTAATCTGGCTATGCTACTTGGAATTGATATCTTTGTTGTATCTATTTGTGAAAAAGAATTCAAGCTCAGCATTAGAAAACTTATCAACAGTATTAGTTTTTTCATCTGTTTGGTTTTTGATTATTGTTATTGATTTATCTATTTGATGTATCTCTTTTGTGATAGTAGTTACACCTTGTTTTATCGATCTTCCCT